CTACTTTGGAACCCTTACCCATTACAGTTTCTTCCTATACGTCGTGCAGACATTTTGGTAACCATGTTTTTCGGCTACTCTCTTGAATCCCGCACGCGGGGAAGAGAATTCGATATAGCCTGATTCCGCAGCTTTTGCTAGCTCTTCTAGCTCATGCTGGTGCAGGTCTATCGCATTACCCGTTTTACTGTACGCAACGTCAACAACAAGCACGGTGCGGTCCAGATACGGATGTTTGTATTGGCTCAATACAACAAAACTCTCACTATCAAAAGAATGCATAAACAAAAATGCTTTTCCTGCCAAGAGCGCGTTATAAATATCTTCAGGCGTCCACTCAGCATCCGTCTTTTCTGCCACCTCGAGCAGCGCTGTGAGAATGAATTCCCTACATTCACGGACATCTATACTGCTCATCATAAGTACGTTACATCCACGATTAAGGCTTGGCCGTTGTTGTCTATTGCGGCGTTGTTATCTCGAGACGCAAGTGACCTTTGGTCAACCGTCAACGTCACAGATCCGGTGTTGTTCTTCACGTATACTGATGACGTTGGTATTTCGTACAGGGCTTCGCCACGGTTATTTACGCCCAAAAACACAGAGGCATCTTCCCATCCAAGTTGCGCAGACGGAATGACGGCATAGTTTCTGCTCGCGCTTAGGCTAATAGTTCCGCCGCCATATCCACGGGTGACGTTGATCAACTCTCTAATTGCCATTGGCTTGGTGCTGAGGCTAAAGGCGATTGCCCCACTTGGTGTGTAGATATCGAAGCCAGCGCCGTTGCTTTGACCTTGAACGGCAGGCTCGAACCGATACCAGTTAACAACCGTACCAATAGGACCAAGTACCCATATGCGGTAGTTACGTGTAGTTCCGCCTACAGGAAGCCATTGTCGGCGGATATGCACACCGGCTGTGTCGCAGCGGAATGCGTAGAGGGAGTAAGCATCTACGGTAAAAGATGCGACGACGGTGCTGCCGTATATCACTCCCTGCGCAATTATGTTGCTACTCGTCGTAACAGTACCAGAGCCGGTACAGTTGTAGTGAATTCCTTCGCCATCAATTTGGATTGCGCCGGAATTGTTGTAGATCGTCATGCCTGCTGGCATCAGCGCACTCCGTAAATTAGCGTTCCAGACACAGGGACCGATGACCAACTCATGGTCGATCCACTAAATGTCACAGATGGCATTGTGGTCGGGCCAGTAACGGCCTCCTCTGTCGATGGTATCCACACGAAGAAAGGTGTTCCGCTTTGCAGAAGTACGTTCGTTGTTGATCCAGCGGTGTTTGCGGCAACGGCTGCGGAGCCTGCGAGACGGCCAAGCCAATCACCAAGATCAACTAACAGACGACCCTGATCGTCCCATACCTGCAGGCCTTGCGGCATTACCAGACACCCATACGTACACGCATAGTGCCACTTGAATCATAGACCCTGATCTGATTGCTTTCGATCTCAAGCCTTGCTCCAGTTGTTGCGGTCCGCAACAAGCCAATGTTTGCAGTGATGGCGGAAAGGCTGTTTGCTACAATCTTGTCTGCGTTGAGGCTAACAATCTTTGCTGATTCGATGGTGGCATCGCCGATCTTGGCGTTCGTGATTGATCCGTTTTGAATCGTTGCGGAGTCAATGTAGACGCCAGCGGGAACACTGACGCCGTTTACTATTGTCGTCGTTGTTGTAACTATGAAAGGCGTCTTCGGAGGAATGCTTGGACCGGATGGGCTGGAGATCGAAAAGCGATCTGCGCGAACAATGAAGCTTGAAAATGGCGTTGCATTGTTTGCTGTCGACGCAAGACCAAAACCTGAGACGTATCCATTGGTATCTATTTTTACTGTGTACTGAGCATTAAGTCCGTTGGTAGTCGAAGTCAGCGTCTGGATTGAAGTCGTGTTGCCACTGACCGTTGAGGTCAACTGGCTGATTGACGTCGCCTGATTAGAGGTCGTCGTATTTAAGTTGGTGATACTGGTTTCAGCAGAACCAACCCGTGTATTTAATGAAATTATAGATGTTGCCTGACTAGAGGTTGTTGACTGGAGGTTAGTAATGTTGCTTTCAGCGACTCCAGTACGTGTAGTTAGCGAACTTAGCGATATTGCTTGACTAGACGTTGTTGACTGGAGGTTAACAATATTGCTTTCAGCAGCTCCAGTACGTGTGCCAAGCGCAGTGATCTGCGTGGCCTGCGATGAATTCACATCCTGAACACTTATAATGGCGGAGCCGTTTGCAGTTATCTGTGTCTGCAAGTCAGTCTGCACTGCGTTAAGGCGTGCATTTACGCTTCCTGTTAGCGTACTCGCCCCATCAATGAGATTAATGCGAGTTCCAAGCGTTGAATAAAGCTGCGACTCCGTAATAGAATTAGTGAGCAGGTCCAGAATAAACTGTGTATTTGGTAACGTAACTCCAACAACACCAGCAGATTGGCTTGTAGCAGACTCAATCCCGTTTTCGTTTACGTTCGAAACCCAGTAGTAGTACGTCTTATTTGATCCAACTAAGTCCGCATAAATGCGCCCTTCGATGTTTGCCAAGACCTCTGCATCAGCAAAGACGTTTGTGTTTGAGCGATAGATACGAGTGTTGCTGTGACCTACGTAGTCCACGTAGTCCCACGTTAGAACGATGTTCTCGAATGCTCCATCAGCATCGAGGTTGGTAGGAATAGTTGGAGCCTGCACCGCACCTGAAGATGTACCGCTACCGACATTAATTCCATTGCGGTCAAAGAAGCCAGCGCTGCGCATGTCAGCAACGGTGACAGCATTGCTTTCAACGCTCTCAACCCTCTGGCGAACAGCTTCAAGAAAACGCCTAGTCTCCGGATCTCCTTTGATAGGAGTCTTGGGTAAGCTCACTGGAATTCCTCCGGCGATTCTGCAATAAGAACTTGGTTCACATCATTGGAACCAGTTACGCGGAACTGGAATTCCTTTGAAAGATATCCAGACGGCAATCGGAACATGGATCCGCTGGTCACAGACTGTGTGTGCTTCAATACGCCATCTGCGTATAAATTGAACGTAACCGGATATGCCTCTGCGTCAACAATAGCGCAGGACGGGTTAATGGGTTTCTCCATCCGCACTTCTTTTGACTGCCATATATACGGTGAAGCAGAACCTCCATCGAACTTGCGAACAGTACTGACTCCAGCCGTTTCAATCACGAGATACAGAGAATCGTCTGTGGGATCGTTATAACCAGCCTTGGCGTAGTAGTTGAGCGTGGAGACCTGCGGGTACTCACCGCGACCATCAAAGACGTAGCCGCCACTCTGAGCTCCGTTCTGCCAAAAGAAGATGTATCGACCTTCATAGTGGTATCCGTGAATGCTAGGTGGGTTGAGAGCCTGCCACTGGTCGCGTGTGAAGATGCCTTCGGTGATTAGGTTAACGCCACTCTCTCCCGCCGCCACAAGCCCGTCAGGAGAGGCATACAGCGCAACCTCGCCCATGTCGGCTATAGACCTACCAGACACGCACGCTTGGTTATTGTCGATCTCTGTGGCCGTCATTGCAGCCGGTGAAGATCCAGTCATTAAGACAGGCTTACCCGTCGTCATAACCATCAGGCCAATGCTGATGCTGGCGAGACCAACTACTCGAGACTTTGTCGTCAATGAGTATGCTTTAGGGAATGCGTGCGGAAGGTATGCTTCAGAGAAAAATACGGACCGGCCAGAGAAACCTGCGAGTATTCCGTTGGGCATCGATGTCAGCCCAAGCATAGGGCCGTCAGGGTGATTGCCAGTGTTCTCGTCAGGTGGAGGATTCCAGTTGGTCGATGGAATAATTTCTCCTAGATCTTCATCTAGGATTGCGTCGGTGGTCGACGTGGCGCTGTACGCCATATCCTTAACGAACTGGAACTCGCCATTGACGTTGGTCCGGTAGACACGGCGAAGGGCTGGCCTAGAGACGGTGTTGTAGATGTGGGATGGAACAGATCCCGTCATCGTTATTGTTACAGTCTCGCCTGTTTTTACCTCAATAATACCAGATGCGGGAGAAGGACCGGACTCTTCGCCAAGCCCAGACACCCATGTATATACATAGGATCGAGAAAGCGGCGTGATGGTAGTGCTGGTGACTGGCGTTGTAACTACAGCAGTTGGCTGATCCGTAGGTGCTGGCACGCCAAGCTTTCTGGTCACCGAAGGCTCATATGCAGGCGCAACAGATCCAGTTACTTCAGTACCAATCGCCATGCGAGGAAATAGCTGACCCGTCCAATACAGACGGTCGTATGGATCTTCAGCAATTGGCGATGGAACGGCGTGGACATCTGTGGTCCACACAAGCCAGTAAGAATTGCCCTGCCGGTCGCGATGTTTGTAGATCGTGCGAGTGGTGTTTGGAACAACGAAAGCGACGTTGTTGTGGTCAAGTCCAGCAAGAGGAGCACGCCAAGCAGATAGACGGCCAGAATCAAAGCGTGCGTTCTCAGCAATCGTTGCCGCTGTGTCCGGCAATAGGCGCGAAGAAACTTGAGGTAACACACCACCAAACGTCTGCAGTTTAATACTAGCCATCTATAAGCCTATCTGCTTACCTCCTCACCTCCATGCATGGAGAGGCGTTAAATTAAGTTTCTATTTTATCTAATGCTTCATCGCTAATGATGAGCCAAAAAGCAAGTTAGATCACTTCTATACCGTAGTTGCATCGGTTACCTGTTCCCAAGCCAAGGTTTCTTCGTCCCAACGATACATCATTGGGCCTTCTGGCTTGGGCATTGGTGCATCCCAAAGGCAAGTGTCGTCGTTTAGCGTCCATGATGGGAATGGTTGTGGTGGAATGAAGGCATCACGTTCTGCGTCATAGGCAAAGCCGACGCCAGCATAGTTCTTACGTAGTGGACGGCCTTCGGGGTGCTGACCGCCAAACGTGTTGTATGATGTCTGCACCCAGAGTGCAGGATCGCCAAATAAACCCGTGTCGATAACGTCCTGCTCAATGACCAGAACCTCTGTAACAATGCCGTCAATAACTTTTGCAAAATGGCTCATGCTGTGTAACTTCCTGATGAATTGAATTGAAGAATTGTGTTGGAGCCCGATGTCGTGACAACGGGCGAACCAGTAACCATACCAGTATATCGTGCAGTTGGTATAGACAAGATAACAACCCCAGCTTGACCTGAAAACCCTGTGTTCGGGCCACCTGTTCCGCCATCAGCACCTGCATATGCGTCATAAATAGTCATCAAGTTGTAGTCATATTGTCCGTTATAGTAGTAAACGTCTATTGAATATCCAGCAGCACCGCCAGCACCTGCACCATACGTTTTTGTTGTTCCAGTTATGGCAGAATTAAAGCCTATGCCTCCTGTTCCGCTATAAGAAGGGTTGAAAAAAGAGCCACCACCCTGTTGACCATTACCCCTAGAGCCAGCCTGTCCGCCCAATGCGTAAACTTGTGCTTGGTAATTTGTTCCTAACCCCTGCCCTTCAATATAAAACACGCCACCGTCAAAAAAAGCAGTGAAGCCTGAAGATGTGCCGCCAAATGTGCTTACATTGCCACCAGCCGCGCCTACTGCAACGCTGTAAGTTGTGCTTGGCATCAACAATGGATCGCCAGTTACAACACCGCCGCCATCATTATTCTGACCAGAGCCGACGATAAGAGTGGACACCGTATAAGGCGCAGCACCTCCACCACCAACCAATGCACACAGAATACCAGTCATTAGCTGACCCCTGCACCAGAAATGAACCAGCGATTTGTGCCGACCTTAATGATTGTAGCCACGCTGCCGATAGCCAATGTGCGGTTGCCTGTTGTAGCAGCGCCAGTTCCTGCAAGAATTAAAGTAACACCCGATGCTGGAGCTAATGTTTTGATTGCGTCTTCATTGATAATTGTGATTGCAATTCCGATGGGAAACGCAGTTGTCGCGTTAGCAGGTATCGTAACGGTGAATGCGCCAGCGGTTATATAGACATGCTTGCCTATGTCATCCAGCGTCAACGTGTAAGCTGATACTTGCTGGTTTTGCGGCAATCCGCGATAACCAATACTGGTCGCAGCGATAGTTCCACTGGCGGCAATGACAACATCTTGCTTCAAGGATGTGATGTCAGTGTTTGCGCCAGATGCTGCCACACCCAAAGCAGTTCTGGCATTTGCTGCCGTCGTCGCGCCCGTGCCACCACTGGTGATTGGCGTAATGTTGCCACCAGCCCACACAGTGCCATCCCAAACCCATGAACCACCATTGGCGGTATAGACTTGGCCTACAGTCGGGCTGGTAGGGAAATCAAGTGCTGCCATTGCTAATTCCTATGCGAATGTAATCGAACCAGATGAGTTGAATTGGTAAATGGTATAGCCATTAGCGGTTGTTACCGTGGGCGAACCAGTTGTGGACGTAGCGGCTGTAGGGCAGGCGATAATTACTACCCCAGACCCACCAGCAGCACCCGCATATGTGCCATTCCATTGACTTGATGAGCCACCGCCGCCACCACCGCCTGTGTTGCTAGTTCCAGCTACAGGAGGGGAAGCAGTTGAAGCTCCATTTCCACCACCACCTGCGCCACCTGCATTCGCAGTAGCACCGAAAGACCCGCCACCGCCGCCGCCAGCGCGTGTGACTGAAGTGCCTGTGATTGATGAAGTAGCGCCAGCGCCGCCTGTAAATACGTTACCCGCAGCGCCACCACCGCCACCACCACCGCCAGCTGTGCTACTGCCATTATTACCCTGCGGCGGAATGCCAGAACCTGCAATAGAACCATTTTGTCCTGCCCCGCCACCTGAACCGCCTGATTTAGCGTGGGGGCTTCCAGCAATGCCGCTATAACCGCCGCCACCACCGCCGCCTACAGCGGTATTCGCTCCAGTTAGCGTGGAATTATTGCCACTATTACCTGACTCCCAAGTTGTGTTTGTGGATGCCCCACCACCACCTACAGAAACTGTTAATGTTGACGCAGCATAAGCAAATGACCCAGAAACATAGCCACCCGCACCACCGCCGCCGCCAGCATATGAACCACCACTGCCGCCGCCAGCCACAACAACATATTGAATAGAAATTGGAGAAATCACACCAAAAGTGGCATTCCAAGTATTAGTGGCTGTTTTTAGCAACTGCAATGAAACGCCAACATTCAAAACTGCCAAATTCCCCATCGACGTTGTGCTGCCGTTGTTCAGAAGCGAAACACCTGAAGCAGAAAGAAATATTGCAGAGGAACCCATATTAACAAGGGTGATAACCGAACCAATCGGAAACGCCACTGATGCGTTTGTCGGTATGGTTATGGTTTGTGCGCCCGTGTTTGCAGAATAGATGTGTTTTCCAGCATCATCCAAAGCAAGCGTATAATTGCCGTTTTGGACGTTCTGCGTATATGTAACCGCTCCAGCTTGACCTTGTGGGCCTTGCGGCCCTTGCTCACCTGTCGGCCCCGCTGGGCCTGTCGCGCCAGTTTCACCCATGCTAAACGACACCCACTGCGCCGTGTTGCCATCATCATAATAAATATATGAAGCGCCAGTGTCGCTATCCCACCAAACTGTCCCCGCTGTTGGAGATGCTGGTGCAGTTTCGCTGATCACAACGCTTGTGCCACCGCCAGATGCAGGGCTTGATACCCAACCATCACCATCGCTGGTCAATACGTTACCCGCAGCGCCAGCCGAAGTTAAGCCAGTGCCACCTTTGTTATGGGGCAGCGTGCCTGTTGCCGTTGATACGTTTACAGGGGGAAGGATGCCTGAAAGGGTTGTCATGCCGTGTAGCTTCCTGATGAGTTGAATTGCAGAATTGTGTTAGAGCCGCTGGTTGTCACTGTTGGCGAACCTGTGGTGATCCCACTGTAATCTATCGTGGGGATTGAAAGGATGACAACACCTGAGCCACCAGCGCCGCCTGTGCGGAAGATATTGCTACCGCCTGTGCCTGAACCGCCGCCGCCGCCGCCCCTGTTTGCCGTTCCTGCGCTGCCGTTAGCATCTGCGCCGCCGTTACCGCCGCCGCCAACGCCGCCAGTTCCAGCAGTTCCGGCCATACGCTTGCCACCACCGCCGCCACCAGCGTAGTTTACGGATGTGCCAGTAATGGAATTGGCCGCACCAGCACCACCGTTACCGCCAGAAATGCCCGTGCCAGCCGAACCAGAACCAGCGCTGCCACCGCCGCCACCGCCGACTTGGGCTTCAGCGTCTGATGTGCTGTTTTGACCGCCACCGCCAGCAAACCCTTGGCCCGATGTTCCAGCACCGCCAGCAGTTGTTCCCGCCGCGAACGAGCCAGAGCCACCACCACCAGATGCGCCAGCGACACCAGCACCCGTGCTTACGCCACTACCACCGCCGCCACCGCTTGCCGTTACGCTTAGTGCAGAAGAAGCGGAACCTGAATTGCCGTTGCCATTACCTGATTGTGCAGCGCCGCCAGCGCCAACCGTGATTGTGTAGGTTGTTCCAACAGCCAAGGCTGAAGTGCCTGACAGCAAACCACCAGCGCCGCCGCCACCAGTTCCCATGTTGGTGTTGTTTGAACCACCAGAACCACCGCCGCCGACAATCAGATATGAGGCAGTTGCTGACGTTGTAACTGTCCCGACAAGTATATTCCATGCGTCCGTTGCAGTTTTGACTATCTGCATTGGAACGCCTGAAGCAATCCGTGGGTTAGATACGGAAGTAAGGCTACCGATGGGAAAAATTGAAACGCCCGTTGTGCTTAAAGTGATGGTGCTTGAACCCATGTTGAAGAACGTGATTATTGTTCCAATGGGGAAAGCAACCGACGCATTGGTCGGGATGATGATTGTTTGCGGCGCACTGTTTGCGGAATAAATTTGCTTGCCAGCATCGCTCAAAACCAAAGTGTATGCGCTACTCTGTGTGTTCTGCGGATAGGACACCGCACCCGATGGCGCTGCACTTGATACCCAAGTCGTACCATTGCTTGTTAAGACATTACCAGCAGTGCCAGCGGATGTTAAGCCAGTGCCGCCATTGTTTGCGGGTAGCGTGCCTGTCAGGTCACTTATTGGGATTGTGGCTGAAGCGGTAAAAGGTGAAGTGCCGTTACCCTTAACGTAGCCGGTGAGGGTCGACACGCCCGTTCCGCCATCAGATACCTCAAGGGTTCCAGCAGTTGCGCCTCCAGCTCCGCCAGCTTGTGCGAATACGTCCCAAGTCGTACCGTTGTAAACAAACTGCACGCTGACGCCAGAGATGTCGCAGATAAGGTCGCTGGCATCGCCTTCAATGGTCGAGCCGTTACGCCCAATCGTCAAGTTATTTGTGGCCCATGACCCTACGCTATCGGTAACAATAACCTGATCGCCAACCGCTGGAGTGGCAGGAAGGGTAACTGTGAAGGATCCACCGCTAGTGCTGGTTTGCACACCGTCATTTGCGGAAGCTGTATAGTTAGACGTCTTGACCGTAGTGTATGTTATGCCACCGGCTGCGGGGGGTTGCGATGACCACCCCGTGCCATCGCTGGTCAGCACATTCCCAGCAGCGCCAACCGAAGTTATGCCGGTCCCGCCACTTCCTGCAGGCAGGGTGCCGGTGACGTTCGTTGTGAGGCTTACGGTCGAAAGATACCCGCTTGGGTTTGATGCGTTGTAAGGCGTGTATCCAAGCGCCGTTACAATTGACTTGTTTTCCCACAGACTTGTCGATGTGTTGTAAAACAGGCCATCGTTGTTTGATGGGGTTTGTGCCGCAACATTATGAAGCTCATCCATCTCATAGCCGTTTTGCACAGTGACGAACAGGCGACCAGATGTGGCATGGCTTTTGATGCAGCGTGCAACATAGACCATGTGGATTGGTGCATATGGCTTTGTGGCAGTTAATCCGCCAGCCGTCGTTCCAGATAGATAAAGCTGTGCGCCAGCAGTGAATGCGGACGTATCAATGTTTTCAATGATGCCAAGGCTTGTTACCCAACCCTCTGCGCCATTGGCAATGCTTTCTGCGACGATACCAAGCGTCCGTGCGGATGTTGCATCGCCAGTTGCCAAGGCCAGCGCGACAGTCGGACGCTGCCCCTGTGCGCCGTTGCTGTAAACCACTTGGCCTTTGGTGAGTGCTGCGCCTGTGCCGTTATAAACCAGCACTTGCTGTGATTGCCCTACCTCTTGAACGACATTACCGCCCTTCAGCGTGTAAGCTAATCCACCTTCGCCATCGTTAAAAAATAAGCGACCAGTTGCGGGGGTAACCGTTGCCGTCGTATCAAACTGGATAAAGTCAGGAGACGATATGCCTCCTGTGATCCCTGTCATAGCGGTAATGTCAGCGTTTACTCCTGCAGCCGCTGGCGTGTAACCAAGTGCTGTAGTTATCTGACTACTAGTTATTGCAGTAAGGTACGTAGATGTGTCTAGAGACCATGTGTTGGCGGCATCTTTTCTGAGAACACCGCTAGTACCAATCAATCCGGAAATAGCCGTAAGGTCGCCATCAAGCGGCTGGTAGGAGCTGAGGGACGATGAATCTACTTTTGTCCCAAGCTCCGTATTAAGATTTACGAAGTTAGCATCAACTTCATTGTTGGTAAGAGGCGAGCCTTTTCCAGACCGCGTAACAATAGTAGCCATCTTAAACTCGCCTCAAAGAAAATTATGCAGCGCCGATGGTCACAGTCCAAGTGATCGACATCGTGTCCGTTGCCTCTTTGTTTACAACACCAAAGACGGTGCGGCAAAGCATTGTTCCGTTGCTGGCTGCGTTGAACAAACCTGCTTCAGTCACTGCGCCAGTACCAACACCCGCGCCAAAAGTCGCAACATATGCAACAGCATTGTCGGTGACCGTAGTTGAAACCAAAGCTGCACGACCAAGCTCAGTGCCAAGTGCTGTGTTTCCACCTGCAGCAGCGGCAGTGCCTGAGCCAACAGCCATATGAGACATTGCTGCAGCGGTTGCATCTTTCATGCGGCTGGCAATGAAGCTAAGACCGGTGCTGACAACTAGATTGTCGACGGTCTGCTCTTCTTTGATTGTGCCATCAATATCAATGACTTGGATATTCAGTCGGCCAGTGGCCTTAATTATTTCGTTCGTGTTCATGTTTAACCTCAGAATGTTCTTGTAGCGCCCACGTAATCCTCCATGAAGTAACTTATATCGCAGTACCCTTGGCTTCTAACAAAGCCTGAGTCGGATGTCACCGCATGATCTGCACGCGATTTACCGAAGGCTTTTGTCGACACCTCTGAGGTATACGCTGCATCGCTATACACTCTTGAGAAGGTTGAGACAATCGCGATGATGTCTTGAGTTAAAGCTATGTCGGATCGTGACTTAAAGAACTGAATTGTTTGGTCATCGCCTACAGACGCGCCGTTAACGTCATCTGTTGCATAAGCAAAATCCGATAGGGCTTTATTAACTACTAGCGAGCGAACATCAAACGATTGCACGCCATCTACTTGCGTCTTTCCAAACGTCTTGCTTGAGGCATCTGTAATAACAGGATTATCAGAAAATGTCCGCGCAAAGATCGTTGTTTTTGATAGCACATCCATTGCAGCGGTCGATTCAGATAACGATCTTCCAATCGACTTGATCGAGATATCCGACGCCGACAATGTATCCACTTTGCTTTTAGTGGTACTCTTGCTCGCAGCATCCACTCCAGTTAACGCCTCTGTGAGCGATTTACCGGAACTTCGAAACATAGCTTCGCTTGCAGCCGCTGCATCGTTTCTTGTGCGACCAAGTGACTTTACGGCTGTGTCGGTTACTGCAGCATTGTCCGACACTGTCTTGCCAAAAGCGCGGCGAACTTGATCAATGACACCTGCCAAATCCGCAAATGTTCGAAAGATTAAGAACTGACCAAAGGCAGTGGTAATGTACGGACGAATTGAGGAGGTAGTGGCAGTAAGACGTCTGTAGGCTTGCTGAGCAGTAAGCAATACGTATTGGCTTGCAGACGACAGAAGCCTATAACGAGCCTGCGCCTTAAGCTCTACGTGCTCAGTGGTGGCTGACAGCTCCGTGTACTCGAGTGGCGTTACCTCTAGCTTTCGAACATCTACTGAGTTGTCGCCAGTGCCACCAGCTCTGATACCGGCATCTGCCATTGGTTACTCCTAAGAAAACTGCTCGCGGATCTGCAGCTTAATCAGGTCATATACCGTTTGAATTCCACCACCAGCTTCGGTGTATTCGATCTCACCCTCAAATGTACCAGAGGTATCCAGAGTTGTAGCGTCAAATATGAAGACAACCTCACCTGCCGTAGCATTGGTGTTTGTTCCGACAAGCGTTGACTTAATGCTAGATCCGCCGATCTCGCGCACGCGCAGGCGAACGGTAGCTCCTGAAAGATTTACCGGAGCCCACGTAGTAGGATCATCTAAGTCAAGAGTCTTACCTGACGCAGCCTGATTACGGTCACGCACAGTGATCTTGAGCTGGGGAAGCGTATCGCCCTGAACGAGATATAGGGTTTCTGAATAAGCCATTAGATGAACTCTCTTGCTTTAACCGTAAGTGCAGCGCCACTGTGGCCGAACTTAGCCTGACGCATAGCTGCAGCAACACCGCGCTCGTAAAGCTGCCTGTTAGCACCGGCAGCAGCGCCATCCATCCAAGGCTGTCCAGACATCATCTGCAGTCGGAACAGGGCTCCAGCTACGAGCGTCTCACGATGCTCAAGGCCAATGGTGTCCGGAATCGACGTCGAGGACTGTGTAGGCTTAAGCGTGTACAGAACCTTAAGGTTCTCCCGTCCCTCTGGCTTAGGGCCAATTAAGACGTTTCGGTTGTCGTACTGCGAGAAGTACGTTGCGGGACCGAAATCAGACAGCTCAATCTTCATGAAGGCGTCTTCATAAGGGACAGCCTCCAGCGGTCGACCGTCACGCAAGATCGACTTCACATGATTGGGCTCAGTGCCAGCAGGTGCGTCGAGCTCATAGTCCGTCACGCCCCTTGTTACAGTCAGCGTCTGGGGCTCTGCACGATACAGATCTGTGCGTCCACAGAAGTCTATGCAAGTGTCTCTGATTGCCCTCTCAGCGGTGAACTCAGGGCAGGACGGAGCCTCGCTCAGGACGTATACGAAGAGGTCGCTGTACTTCACTGGCCGGTACGCTGCGGTTTCTGCGCTTCCATGCTTTCAAGTAAGCCGCCATCTGCCTGCGATTTGATACCAAGAGACGTGCTGAACGCCTGATAGTAAACAGCCGCACGGTTAAGATTAGCAAACTCGCTGTCCTTTTGGTAAGCGCGGTACATCATGTAGTCCATCAGCGCGTTTGCGTAGATGTCGTCAATGCCAATAACTTGCGTGTCAGTGGTGTAGTTCGAGATAACGATATCAACAGGCGACATCGCGTAAACGATATCAATGGGGTGGGACGCAGCAGGCTTGGGAAAAACGTAGAAGTTCTTCGGGTCTAGTGCATCATAGACGTAGTGCTTGACGCCATCAGTGCCTACTGCAGTTTCGTACCACGCCGGAAGCTGGACGTCTAGGATACCGCGATCCACTTTAGTGATTGCTCGACCACCGCTATTACGCAGCACGTTTATAAGGCGAAGTCCGTCTGCAGGCAACGTCTGCTTTGCAGAGTTGGAGCACGTAAAAGGAGCATTAACCGCCTTCGCATCAGGACGAAATAGGACGACCTGCCGTTGAGCATCATTAAGGTAGTTCAACAGCTCTTGATTGGGCCACCGTACAAACGTGGGATCCTGCAGTGTTACCGCCACTCGATTGATTAGATCAACTGCCTTGGTCGTCGCCATTTAATTCACTCCCACTCAATAACTTCAAGGTCTGGATTGCCCTTATATAGAGGACTCCAGAACCATTCTACACCCGTTTTCAAGTGGCGCACGATTTTTGGTTTGCGTTCAGCTTTGACTTTAGCCTCAACAACCTTGCCTTTGTTATTTACGAGCGTTTTTACGTGCTCAACAAGATCTTCAATGCGGCGACGCTTGTCGAGCTCTACGGCGAACTTGTCTCGTGCGTAGATGTCGAGCTCGTCTTTGCTCATGTCTTCAATAGATTTTTCCACGGTGTACCTCGTTCTCTACAGAGTAGAGGGCGGTATCTGCTCCGCCCTCACCTATGAAGAGAGGGGCAGGGTTTCCCCCGCCCCAATCCTATTAGGCAGTCGTCTTGAGCTTCATGGTGACGAGGGCGTTAGGAACAACAACCTTGTAACCGTAAACCTTCAGACCGCGAATGCCGTCGCCGAACGTGTCGGTCAAGCGAACTGTTTCGGTCTTCACGAACTGCGAAGCGAAGCAGGTAGCTTTAGGGTGACCAGCAAGGCAGAACG